TGTCCCTGCCGTATTAGTAGATGAGGGTTCATAACTGTTTAAATCTTCTTGATTAGAAAATCTTACAAACATTGGATCTTGAGTAGTTGGATCACCAAGGGTTGTTTCAGTTCCAAAATGAAATAGATGTCTATCTCTATCCGATACCAAAGTTAATCTGCTGGCTGCAGGGTTGCTGTTTGTAGGAAAGTTTGTTGTAGTTTGAGATGCTCTAATAGCTCTAGGCCCTGCTGCACCTGCATTCCAACTAAATGTTTTTCCATTAAATATTGTTGCAACTAATACTTCTCCAAAATTATCAAGGCTCCAGAGGCCTGGATCCAGAATTACGTCACTTACAGTTCTAGCTGTTCCCCATGTTCCTGTGTTCCATTGATAAGTTCCCCAACCATAACCTTTAGTTTGAAATGTAGGACCAACTATTTCATAAGGTTTTACAGTTGCTGATCCTGTTGCACTTCCGCCAGGGTTAACTGCTACAATAGGAGCTGTAATTTTAAAAGTGTTAGTAGTTACATCTCTAATCTCAAAAGCTCCATCTGTAAATGTAGATGCGGAGGTAAATCCATTTGGAGTAATTGACATAGAATTAAAAGTAACATATCGCCCTGCCTCTAGTCCGTGAGAGGATAAATTAACCGTACACACAGCAGAGCCTTGCACTGTATCAAACGTAGCTGTTCCAGATATTTGAGAGGCTAAAGGACTAATGTCATAAAATGCTTCATCGTAGTATAAAAACAATCCTTGTGATGTTCCAATAGCTACATACTTTTCTCCTTCAAAACTTGTAAAAGAATGTTGAGCTCTTGCAGCTCCTGGTAAAGTTTCTTGAGCTACTGTTAATTGTTCCCAACCACCTATTTTTTCAGGTAATCCATATCTAAATCTTACAAAATCTCCATCTACCCATTGGCCTTCAGCTCCTGAGTCTGTCGCTTGTTTATTGAATCCTGGTTTAAAATTAAGCTTCTGTAACATAAGCCTTATATTATATAGGGTTTTTAATTTTTTGGTAGTATTATATTCCAATCTAGCTTGGATATCAAATCTTCTAATTGCACTTTTCTAAGCTTATGTGTTTTTAAATATTCAAATAATTCCTCCATATCAACGATTATCCATTGATTTTTTACATCGAATACTAGCTTATCTGCCTTTGAATTAAAGTAACCTCTTTTGCCAGTTTCATTTTTAATCTTTATAGTAGGTCTTAGATCAAACTTAAATCTTCTATTTGATCTATTTTTTAAAATACCTTCTATATCCCAGAATTCTTTTTTTCTTTGATTAGGTGTTGCCTCTACAGCTTCTATTAAGTTACGTTGAAATTTATGATGCATCTAGTTCCCTTAGTAGGTTGTTCTGCAGTATGCCACAAAGACCCATCGAAAGTTAATATCGTGCCTTGTTTAGGAGTGACTCTTTTCCATTCTTTTTTATTTTTGTATATAACCGTATCTCCATCTGAATCTACTACATAATAAATATACACTTGATGAGGCGCAGGGTCATCTATATGTAGGGGATCTATTTTTGGTATTAACTTTTTATTCAAGGGTAGTTGTAAAAACAACCTGCATCTTTTAACATTGCCTTTTATTACATCTTTAAATAAGTTTAATAGATTAGCTTGTTCCGATACAACAACATCATCTTTTATAAATATATGTCCAAAACCTGGAGCATACTTTTTGGTATGTTCAAAGGTTACGTTGTCTAAATAATATAAAGGAAACTTTGTAAATATAAAATCTTTTAACTTCTCTTGAACCTCTTTGTTCAGAGCGTTCTCAATAATTTTCATAAAAAATTATTATGGTGTTGGTGTGTCCCAAGTAAGAGTTTCAGGATTCCATTCAAAAGTATTTTTTGGAGTGTTTTGATCTAAAGCTTTCCACATTTGATCTGGCTCATCCCAGAATATTGAATAAGGCATTGCATTACCGTTATCATCATAAGTTTCAATTGTTGGATAAGGCACAGGTGATTCCCAATCGTCATCACTATTTAATGTCCAAGAAGCATAAGGTTGTCTTTTAAGAAACTTATCTTTTGCATAATCATAGATGTCACCCTTTGAAGGAAAGTTTTTTCTTAATCCATTATCTTTAAAACATTGTTTCCATGTTCCACCCTTAAACCAATTAGCACACCATGCTTCTCCATCAGCGTGTAATGGATTATCTCCTAATTTTCCATCAGCAGTTGGTATATCGTCTCCAACACAAACTACTTCAGTCACCTGCCAATTTGTTTTTGAGTTATCAAAAGGATCTTGTGTAGAAGCTATTGCTGCAAAATACTGTGTCATAAATTCTCCTTATTAAAATATTGTAAGTAAATATTTTTATCAAAAGATTGTATTTTATCAAGCCTTAATTTTGGACAATCTCTTGCTTGTATTTTATGTATAAAGAACACTAAAGTCAACCTGTCTTCTTTAGAATTACAATAAATATTGTCCATATTATGCCATTGAAAACCATCGAAAGCTACCATAGTATTGTATATATTTTGAAAGGTATGCGTCTTGATAAATTTCTTTTCTAAAGCAGCCATTTCTTTTTTATATTGAGTTAAGTTTATTTTATTTTCTCCATAAAAATCTAGTTTGGTTTTGACTGCACTAGCATTTTCAACAGGTTCTTTTTTAGGTGTATATAGACTTGTGCCACTTTCAGGATAACTCTCTTTGTTTAAATAAATTAAACCCCCTAAGGCGGTTCCGTCATGATGAATCCAACCTTTGTTTCTTACATCTTTTAATGATTTTGAATACGGTTTGATTTTATTAAACCCTAAAAAAGTTTTAGAAAAATTAACATGTTGAATATCTTCAAAGTAAACCGATAATATAGATCGGATAGTTTGATTAAAAAAAGCATAATCTATGTCATGTAAATTTTTAGTTCTTACCCCTGGATAAATACCTTCTTTTGGTTTTGTATATTTAAGACTTTTTGCAAACTTAACAACTTCATCTGGGTCTTTAAAAAAATTACTTATGCTAGTTACTGGAAAAATTTTCATTATTCTTTAAACTCTTCTGGTAATCCTAACATAGGTCTACCATCATATTTATTTTTAGAATTAGCTTCATTATAATGTAAAAATACTTGACCAGAAATATCACCTTGAAACTCTTCTCTCCAATGTTCCATTTTATCTCCAGTGTATATAAGTAAATCACCGGGAGATAAATCAATTTTAAATCCATCTTGAGCAAGATTTTTTGTAGTATTTAAATATATTGGCCAAGGATCTCCTCCTAAGTTTACGGTAGCAGATATAGCACACGCAATTCTATCTTTATGTCTAAATAAAACATCACCTGTTTTATACAGTCTTGCAAAAGAATATGTTTCAATTAATTTTATTTTTGTTTTTGTTTCAATTGTATCTTTTAAAAACGTTAACAACGTTTCCATCGCAGGGTCTGAATAAATAGAATAGGTATTTGGAATTTGATCATCAAAATAAAAACCCATAGTTTTATCATATGGTGATATAAACCTTGTTTTTTGCATGTGATCTAATGCTCGTTTTTTAAGCTTTAAATAATTAAATAAAAAATTAGCCATATCTTTATTTAAAACATTTCTTACAACTTCAAATTTATATTTTTCAAACTTCATGTCTAACTTTCTCTAACCATTCTTTGTGTGTAATATAGTTATCTGTGTTTTCATACTTTATCTTTATTAATTCTTTAAAATCGTCATTAAGCATACTATATTGTTTTTTTATTTTTTCAAGATTTATTAGTCCTAAGCCGTGCATAACTACAATATAATGAGGTTCTCTAAATAAAAAATACTGGCTTTTACAAAAATCCTCCCGTATAGGTAGTCTAGTTTTAAACACCTCTAGCCTGTCTTTTAATGAATCAGGTATTATTTGAGTTTTCCAAAACTGTTCTTTTCTAGGAGTTATATAATGAAGGCATATAAAATCTCTTATATTTAACATAATATCTTCCATAGTATTATTAAATTTATCTATGGTGTTTTGATTGTAATTAATTATATAATGCGAAAGTAAATAAGCTTGTTGTATAGAAGTACCAATAGAAGATGCTTCTAGTGGTTCCACAAAGTTGGCACTT